ATGCATTACTATGTCCTGTGTTTGTTTCATGGCATAAAAAAAGACCCTCCACTATGTAGAGGGTCTTATTATCTCGAACGATTCTATTTAGAATACGAACTTAGCACCGACTTTACCGCCCCAGTTAACGATGTTGTCACCAGCAGCGTCTTCTCCAGCAGAGATACCAGAGATCTCTCCGTAGAATGCTAGATCTTCTGTAGCAGCAACAGAAGCACCGATCTTACCAGAAAGTTCTGTTTCTGTATCGTCAGTAGCATCTGCATGAACTAGAGAAGGACCACCTTGTACATAATAAGCGATCTTACCTTCAGTTGTAGCACCTTCGTAACCTACATGTACATCTGTAGTAGCACCTGAATATGATCCATCAGGATATGAAAGATTGCTCTCTACATTCACATAAGGACCAGCAAAAGCTGCACCAGCGAGTAGGAATGGAGATGCTGCAACAGCAGCGATTGTTGATTTGATTGACATGATTGTTTTATTGTATCTCGCATGGGCATAAAATAAACCCTGCGGATGATAGCACCCCCGACATGGGGTACTTTGTACATTCGCAAAGGGTTACGATTCTTTCGAGTCCTTTACTGAACTGTCACATTGTATAGTGTGCCAGTTGTATGTATTTATTGTAACACGATGTTTCAGAATCTGTCAAGTGGTTCGGTTCCACACCCAACTGAAGGGACATTTACTCTTGGGTGTAGTGGATTTAAATAACCTATCATAAGACCAATCTCTATTATCTTCTATCTTATGATACTCCTTCCTAAAACTAGGATCTGTCTCCTCTTTTAATACAAATGAATCATTTAAATTTGATGAATAAAAAGATACTTTAAAGAGAGGATCACCTTTCTTTATAACGACTTCTTTATCCTCATCAACGATGGTCATTCCAACACTTGTTATTCTTGACCAATTGGAAAGATTAAACCACCCACCAACTGCAACAAAATTATTACTATAAGAAGTCATTGGATGATCTCTCATTTCAAACCATATATTATCATCATTAGTCCAGAATAAGAATTGTGGATCTTGCATTTGGATAACTGGACTAGGTGATTCATCATCCTCATATTGAATAGCATCTGGATCATCAGTTATAATCTTTCTATTCTTTCTATCTACCTTAACAGAATAGTCAAAGGGAGATAAACAAACAAAAGTTCTATCAACTTTATGTCCCCATACAGGACACTGTGTATAAACAAACCTACTATCTACTAAATCTGATTCTTTATGTAAACTTCCTGAAGGATTGGAGCAACTAAAATAATTAATTACCCTAGTTGTCATTGCCCTTCAAATCCAGGTGGTAAAGTTCCTAGGTAAGGATTCAATTGATACAGTTGTTCTGGATTTTCTACACCATTAGATTCATTTCTCCAAAACTGCCATAAAGCATCGTGACAATTCTTATGATACACATCCACATGAATGTCATGTATATCTGATCCCAATTCTATTTGATACATGAAAATGGGGAACGCATATGTTAATCCAGTATTGTATATTAAATCATCTGCTACAGCACGAGGAAGAACTCTCTGATCAATCTTATACTTATCACCTTTAGTGTGAAGATCTAAAAGTTTCTGAGCATACCTTCTATTAATTACATAAGCAGCAGTAGAAAAATCATTCACATATCTACGATGAATCTGTGCATGACCACCAGAAGGATTAATGACTGCTAACTGAATACAATCCCAACCATGTGGTGCATGTGATATAACATCTTTCCATGTAAATGGCCAATGCTTTACAACTGATATGTCACAATCATCTTCCATCATAATAGCAATCTCATCATCACTAGTCTCTAACCAGTGCTTCATTGCTTTAAGATGAGATGTAGTACATCCTATCTCACCCGATGACATATTGTCTGGGTATTTACCAGTAAGAATATCACTAAGATCATCCTCTCTACCATCATAAGCAGAGATCCTAGTATGATTTACTACTTCCCAGTAAGCAAACTGCTCTTCCATATAATTCTTACGATCATCCTTATCATCAAGATTAATCCAGTAGATATGTGGAAGACCCTTAAGTTTATGGGCTGCCTTGTTCTTGTCCAGTATAAAAGTTGTCATCCGATCACCTTCTTGACAGTGGGTAAGTAATGGGTTTTAATAACATTCTCCCATGAGAATTGTTTAGCATACTTTCTTATCTCAGATCTGTTAGCAACAGAGTACTCTCTATTTTCTTTAATAGCATACTCCACATATTGTGGATCGTCAATCTTAGACTCTGGAATGACAGTAATAAATTCCTTATCGAGATCTAGATTAGCAGTAGCAAACTCACTCACAACCACCCCTAGACCAGCAGCAAATGCCTCCATGATGACCAGAGAGTGTGCCTCACCATCTGATAGGAGAACAAGGTTACCATAGTCCGTTAGATAGTCATGCAGATAATCCTTCTTCCATTCACCAAGATAATTATGGTTCTCATTAAATCTTTTGTCTGCTATATTACCAGCAAAGAAGAGACTGTCTATGGACTGGAACTTATGCTGACGCTTTCTATAATCAATCTTTGCCAGATAGATGCTACGATCTGGGAACTCAGGTTTATCTGTATTGCGGAAGAGACTAAGATCAACACCATTAGGTACAACAAACAGCCTATCATCAGGGATACCACCGAGTATAGAATACGCTTTCTTAATACTTTCTGATAGACAGAAGACATTTGGTTTAGATTGTTGAAAGAGTCCGAAGATCCTACCATACCCATTCATCTTATCAGGTTGCTCAAGATAAGCAAAGTGAGTAGTACATGCACATGGATACTGTATGTAAGGATATAATACTATCCAATCATCATACTGTATGTGGCAAAAGTCAGGTTGGAACTCATTAAGTCTATGAATAATTTCCTTAGGGTTACTAATGTTCAGAATCTGTACTGTATGCCCCAACTTCTCTAGGGTTACTTTGTAATCCCATATCAAACTCTCAACTGCTCCCCATCCTACAGGGGGTATTGGTGTAGCAGGTCCAACTATACTGAATCTCATAGCAATGATTTTAATTTAGGGATGTATTCGTAGGCAAGAATATTTTCTAGTCCAAATGTATCTATACCATATTTTCTTATCTCTTTTCGTTTCTGTCTAGACAATCTCTTATTACGATCAACAACTTCTTTAATATAAGAGTGATCATTTATCTTATCTTCTGGGATAACATCAATAAAATCTTTTGATGTATCTAATTCAACAGAGACTTCTTCAGATACTACTACACCCAAACCACATATCAAAGATTCTTTAACAACTAATGGTGTAGTATTCTCAACTTCACTTAATAATATAAAGGTTGAATAGTTTGTAATGTTCTGATTTAATATATCCCTTTGTAATTCTCCACCATAATGTTTACCTGTAAACTTACCAGGTTCTCTGCGTCCATAGATAGCAACCTCACCATCATCAAATTTCTCTAATAGATACTGTCGTTTTCTATCACATATTTGTGAGAAGCATAATGCCTGATCAAACTGAGGATACTCATTAAACTGATATGGATCACATCTAACACCCAACTTACTCAACCAAGTGTTCTCTTCCTTAGCACCATACTCAACATAAGTTTTAATATCTTTTTGACTAGATGCAAAAAGATGAAAATCTTTATTCTCAATTAGGAATGGAAAGTTCTCACCATACTTATCTCTACCCCACATAGCAGGTGTATTGATGTATGGGTAATGACTAGAAGCAATTACTCTCTTACAAAGAGGGATAAGATCACTAATAATGTCAGCGAAAACATCATAGTGGAGGTGTACAATATCAAAATGTCCATGTTCTACTTCAAACTTAATTAAATCTTTGTCTGCTGTATTGATTATCTGTACTCTATTACCCAACTCTTTAAGAATAATAGCATAATCCCAAATCAACATCTCTACAGCACCCCACTTTGGTGGTGGGATCTCCATGATACCAGGACCAATTAAAGCAATCTTCATTCCTAAATTAAATTCTTTTTTCATTGGTAGTCCTCCCAATACATAACTTTTTTAAGTTCTTCTACATCAGTACCATACTGACTTAAAGTATTAACATTTTGAATGGCACTATGGAATAAGAAAATGGGTTTCATTTCCTCATCCTGTGGATTAGATCCATACCATACATCATCCCTTAACTCTAAAGGTTGTTGAATGTTAGCAGCACAATGATTGAATGATCCATTAGTAAACTTATAGTTACCCCACTCATTCAATGCAAGACAAAGAACCAACTCATCTGTGACACCAGCATGAACTTTACCATCAGAAAATATACCATTAAAGATCTCTTCATATCTCTCAAAAAGTTTATTATGTTTATCTTTCTGAAACATAAATGCACCAGAAGCTGCATAGTTATATGATCCTAGATCCTTAGGGATATATTCACCAGCATTAATAAGACTAACTTGAGTTTGATTAACAAAATCTTTTAAGGTAGGAACCCACCAATGCTGAGTGCAAAGGAACTTATCCTCTGCTTCTTCAATCAATTCATCTACCCTGTCATTTATAACAACAGTATCAGTATCCATGTAGAAGCAATAGTCTGTCTCTACATGCTTATATAATTCATATCTCTTCTTCCATATGTAAGGTTGAAAATAATTTCTAGAATCTTCGTTCTCTAACTTCTCTGCTTCAGCCTTAACAATCTTAACATTAGGATCATCAATGTCTAACCTATCATCCATATCAATGATAAGAATCTCATGAGGTTGCTTCACTCTCTCAAGAGACTCACACGCCCTCATTAAGTTATCATAATATGCATCGTCTCCACCAACGATGAATCCAAAGGTTACTTTAGTCATAATCTTTTTCAGTTTTAATATAAACCCATGACTTATAAGCGTATTCATTAGTCAAATGAACACCTTCCCATGTTTCTTCATCAAAGAACTCTTCAAGAGCACCTTCAACATCAAAGTAATCAGCAGTTACATTGTCAGGGTCACAATAAGTGTCATGCCCTGCTATTATACCACCGTATTTAACCTTTGGATACCATGCTCTAAGATCTTCTAGTACAGCTTCCTTAGTATGATCAGCATCTAAGTAAACATAATCAAAGAATCCATCTTCAAACTTTGCTGCCCAGTCTACTGAAGCACCCTTACACATCTCTACCTTAGGATTGTTACCATAGAGTTCTTTAACTCTGGCATATCCTTGCTCTACACGATCCTCAAACTTAGTGAAGTGTGCATCGTTACCTTCTGTCTGCCACTTATCAATGAGATAGAATTTTTCTACAGCATCTTCCATCTGTGGATAGTAGATATCTAAGTATCCACCATACTCAACACCAACCTCTGCAACTTTAAGAGGTTTCCATTCTTCTAGACTATCAACCACAACTGTTGGCAAATGGTCTCTAGAAAATTCAAAGTGTCTGAACTTAGGATTGATATCAAACTTAAGTGGGTTGTAAATTGTAGTCATAGCAGTTTTAAAATACCTTTGGATCGATTCATAAATGTGTGTTTGTCTTTAACAATGAGCATCTGATGTCGAATCAAATCAACATTCTGATATTTTTGAAATCCCTTTAACCATAGGGTTCCAATGTCTTCATCACATACTATACTATCGTCAATAAACTTAGCAAGTTTAGGTGAGTTAGTCAGACCTAGGTGACCATAACTGATCGCCTTAAAGATACGGCAACTTTTAACACCCCATGCTTTATGAGTCTCATTTCTGAGATCAGGTTGCATGATAGACTTCTGCATCAACTCCCGATACACATCATCAGGAAGTGGACTTACCCAAGGATCACTATGATAACATTTGATGTTAGCATACTTACACTCACGCATCCATTCACTGATAGCAGGTCCATTGGCAAAAGGACCACTCTCAGATATGCTACCGATCATATAATATTCTGGATCTCTCTTTCTGGTTGCCCAGTTAAGATCAATCTCATGTGGCAATAGGTTTGCTGCCCATGCCATGTATATTATATCATAATCAGAAGAATTCTTGTCGTAGAGTACACCCGACTCTAACTCTTCACAGTTATCATAATCTACAGTGTATGTATAGTTGACATCCTCAATGTAATCTACATGATATCTCATGTCAATTAACTTCTTGACATTACCAACATACTTCTCTGGATTTACACAGACATGGCATACATATGTACTACTCTTCCTTAAGGGAATTTTTTTATCTTTATATCCTTCACAAAAGAATAAGCAGTCTTCATAATCAAAGTCCTCTGGATGATCCTCATCGGTAAACCAGAAGACTTCGTACCCTTGGTACTCGAATGCCTTTTTAAATGCCTCATAGATGTAAGAATAGGTATCCGTATGTAATGGATACCCCCACAGTACTACTTTCATTAGACTTTACCGAACATATAATCTTCTGCTTTCTTAGTCTCTCCTGTCACACACTTCATAGCATCAATAGTATGAGAAGGAACAAGATCAGGATGAGCCCACCAGTCTTCAAATGGATGAGAATCATCTACTGATATATTATCTACAATTAATTCATACCCTCTATCCTCTAAGTACTGTCTAGACTCATCACGAACTTGTGGTCCATCATTATAAGAGTCATGTTCAAAAGTAATAGTAGCAAATTTATATTTGTCTAGATTTACTTTTAACATAGCATCAAAGGTAACCCTTGCTGGTTCACAATCTACCTGTAAGTAATCAAATACAGGTCCAAGATTAACTTCCTTAAACAACTCATCAAAGTCAGCAGTAGTAGCATCACCTAAAGCAACAGGTGCTTTACGATGCTCATTATAAAGATCTGCTTCAGGCTCTTTAATTTCAAATCCAATACCAGTCCACTCAAACCTACTCTCTAGTAAAGCAGTGTTGTTAGAGATAACAGGATGACCTGCACCTATCTCAACGAATGTTCCATTTGGTTTACCATCAGTCATAGACAAGACAAACATGTCTTGATAACATTGAGAGAAATTCTGGTGACTTACCAAGTCAATGTTCTGAAATTTATAACGAAGTTGTGACTTCTTATCTGCGGTATAAAAGGTTGGCAATTGCCATGCATTAGGGTCAGTCATGTTTGTAATTCAGCGTTATCTTTTGCAAGATGAATGATCTTTCTATCGTATGTATAATCTGGGAAGCACTCTGGATATGCATAGTCAGGAGGTAAAGCATTAACCTTATCCTCATTCTCTAAGAAGAACTTATTAATCTGACTTTCATCATGCCACAATGCTATTATATCATTCTCATAATCCTTGTCAACTCTATCCTTTAAAGTCTTCATCATAGGAATAGCATGTTTAACTTGTCCACCCCATAGACACCCTTGATAATAATTCTTTTGCTCACCCTCAACATATGCTTCTGACTTAGGATTAGTTTCAAATGTACCAGTGTAGTCAGCATAATGACATGGGTGATGTACAGCAAGGTATTCCTTCTCTGGATCTAAGATCTCATGAGAGAATATCTTCTTCTGTACTACCATATCTGCATCAAGGAAGAGTAACCAGTCATACTTAGATAACTCATCCTCTGCCTCTAAAATAGTATGAAACCTTTCCAGCGTGATTGCTGGCCATGCTTTATGTTCTATCGGATAGATAGACATATTGTCTGGAGTACCCTCCAGTTCACCATCCGTAAAGATAAAATACTGTTTGTTAGCATCTGGCATCAGATGCTCTTCACATTGCTCATAATATCTTGGGAGAAAATCAAGGTACTTGTTCGTACCTATGAATATTATAGCCACATTAGTCATACTTTCATCCAACCTTCGCAGTAAAGATCTTGTGTGTTGTTGCGTTGATCCAATGGAGGTCCGAACCACTTGCTCGGAGCTACCACTTGTTTGCTTGCTGATTCTGAGAGCCATGCACCCCACCAGGAAAAAGAACTATTTGCTATGATAAAATCGGTACACATAGTCATTAAACAAAGGTCAACATATTGATCTCCTGACTCGGAGACCATAAACCTATCATCAGCAAATAGAGGTTGCTCGTGACACCACGCAGGATCATCTGAAAGAACAACCACAGGTCTGTCGCTATCGAAATAGGACAGTGCTTTCTCATAATATTCTAGCGAAACTATAGGATGATGTCCATACTGAGCGTAGTCAGTTCGTCTCACATGTAAAGCGATAGATTTATTTAGACCCTCCATCATCTCCATGCAGGGATTTTTTATGTCGTCTTTGAATGTAAAATCTTTTATTAATTCATCTCTAACATTTAAAAAATATTTCTCTGACTGATAAAATCCCCATAAGGTAACCCAGTCAGGACAATTGTTAAACAACTCCTCATCAAAATGGAATTGTTTCTCTTGTAACACAGGTCTCTTAGCATCTATCCATTGTATCTGTAACGGATTAAATGTTTCTAATTTAAATGGCATGAAGAGTTGATGCTCTTCCCATGCGTCTGCATTACTCTTGAACTTAGAAGGGGGTACACAATATTGATACCCCATATTCTTTGCTATACCTTTCACGGCAGAGTACTGGAACATCTGATTTGCAAGACGCTCCTTCTTCTTGCCTACATGATTAATACCAATCATTTTTTGTTTTCTTTAAACCACTCATATGCTTTTGCTAGGCCAGTATCAAGATCATACTTAGGTTTCCAACCCTTAGCAGTGATCTTACTATAGTCTAGTGGTCTCTTAGGTGTTCCATTAGGTCTACTAGTATCCCATTCAATCTTACCCTTAAACCCTGTGAGGGCAGCAATCTTATGTGCTAGGTGGAAGATAGAAACATCCTGGCCTGATCCAACATTGATGAGTTCTGCATTGTCATAGTGTTCTACAGCAAACATACATGCATCTGCTAGATCATCCACATAAGTAAACTCTCTCATTGGTGTACCATCACCCCAACAGGTAACAACATCACCAGCATTACTAAACTTAGTCATCAATGCAGGGATGACATGACCATTCTCAGGATGAAAGTTATCTCCTGGTCCATATAAATTAGAAGGCATCAATGAAACACCTTTAAATCCATACTGTTTGTTGTACATCTTAAGCATCTCTATGCCATGTATCTTAGCAATAGCATATGCTTCATTAGTAGGTTCTAATTCACCTGTTAATATAGACTCCTCTTTAACAGGAGTCTCAGCAAACTTAGGATAGATGCAGACACTACCAAGGAACACAAACTTCTTAACAAAGTATTTGTATGCCCAATGAATCAGATTAGTCTGAATCATTGTGTTCTGATAGATAAACTCTGCTGAGTATGCATCATTAGCATGAATGCCACCGACTCTAGCAGCAGCATCAAACACATAGTCAACCTGATGAGTCTCGAAGAACTCCTTAACCTGTAATGAGTTAGTTAGATCAAGTCTATTCCTATCTCTAGTAAGGATATTACTATAACCTTGATCCTTTAGTTTACGAACAATGGCAGAACCAACAAGTCCCTTGTGTCCTGCCACAAAAATACAATCTGTTTTATTCATTGTCCGAAGCTTCATGGAATGACTATTTCTGGGGTAGGCAATGGGAATAACAAACGCTTACCCTTAAACTTAGGATGCTTAACAAAGAAATCCTTAAAGTGCCAAGGCAAAACAACATACACATCATAGTCTTTTTCCATTACCTTATCCTCAGAGAGGATAGGGATCCAAGTACCAGGTGTATATGATCCATCCTTATCAGGATTTACATCACCAATGACAGTAATATCATTAGGAGTAACTTCCCATGTCTGGAGTGTTACATTACCTTTAGTACTAGCACCTAAAGCACAGACTGTAGCCTTGTTCTCCTTATAGAAGGTTAACATCTTCCAGAACTGTTCTCTATTCTGTACCAATCTAATAGCAAAATCTTTCCAAGGTTTAGTTGTATTCAACTCTTGATCCAATTCACTAGCAAGGATAGCAGTAAGTTTAGTAGTACATTCCTTACGCTTGCTGCTGCTCTTAGCAACAACAACAGATATACTACCACCATTAACATCATTAAAATCAAAGTCAACGATCTTAAACCCTGCCTTATCCATGATATATTTGAGTTGCCTCATACCATAGTATGATAGATGCTCATGACATACAGTGTCAAAGGAATTAACCCTTAGCATCTCAGGCATATAACTCTGTTCGAGTACCCATACACCCTCATCATCAAGACAATCACGAACTTGTGTGGCAAACCCACATGGATCCTCTAGGTCATAGAACATAGAAAATGATGTGATAACCTTTGCCTTCTGCTTACCATATCTCTCATGGAATGTATCAGCAGAGAAGAAGTCAGCAATGTAATTAACATTTTCAGGAATGTAATCCTTAAACTTCTTAGAGGTAGGATCAATACTAACTAACTGACAGTCCTTAGGGAAGAACGATAAGAAAGTTCCATCATTTCCTGCGATGTCGCATACAATATCACCTGAGTCAAGTTTGACATCAGCCATGATCTTGTCTGCCTTACCTTTAAGGTGCTTGACCATGCTACCGTTAAGTCCAGAACGATACCCATACTCATCTCCATACATTGTAGGGAGATCAAAGGTATGCTCTAGTTGTACATGACCACACCCACCTTTAGTTTCATCACACTTAACAAGGGTCAATGGACCTTTGTACATGTCAAGATCAACTTTCTTAGGAAAGATTCCTGAAAGAAACTGATCACCAAGGTCGAGGACAACATCGTAATGTTGATTCCCACAGACCCTGCACTTTTCTATCTTGTGAAATTTGCTCATTGTCCGTAAATACACATGTCTTCAACGAGATCTTTAAAAGATAACTCTGGTTCCCATCCTAAGACTTCTTTTGCCTTAGTCGCATCACCTAGGAGTTGTTCAACCTCAGTTGGGCGGTAGTATTTATCGCTCACCCTGATGATGTCTCTACCCATAGTAGCACAGTAACCACGCTCTTCCAACCCCTCTCCATGCCAGCGTATAGTGAAACCAAAATACTCTGCTGCATGTTCTACAAACTCTCTTACACTATACATTTTACCAGTAGCCAACACAAAGTCGTCTGGTGTATCATGCTGTGCAATCATCCACATACCTCGGACATAATCCTTAGCATGTCCCCAGTCTCGTTTAGCATCTAGGTTACCCAACACTAGTTCGTGCTGCAACCCTGATGATATGCGAGAGAGTCCCATTGTAATCTTACGAGTTACAAAGGTCTCTCCTCTTCTCTGGGATTCGTGATTGAATAGGATACCATTACTAGCATGGATTCCATATGCTTCACGATAGTTCTTAGTAATCCAATAGGAGTACAACTTGGCACACCCATAAGGACTACGAGGATAGAAAGGAGTCTTCTCGTTCTGAGGAACTTCTTGGACTAATCCATACAACTCTGAGGTAGATGCTTGATAGAACCTACACTCGTGATCTAGAAGACGAATAGCATCTAGAATACGAAGGGTTCCAAGAGCATCTACCTCACCAGTATATTCAGGCATCTCGAATGACACCTTCACATGACTCATAGCAGCAAGGTTGTACACCTCATCAGGTTTAATCTTTTGAACTAAACTAATGATGCTACCTGAGTCAGTCAGATCTCCATAATGGAGTTGGATCTTCTCATATATGTGATCGATCCTGTGGGTATTGATCATCGAAGAACGACGAACTATACCATGAACTTCATATCCTTTCTCAAGGAGAAGTTCAGCAAGGTAAGAGCCGTCCTGTCCTGTAATACCAGTGATCAGAGCTTTCATTATCCAAGTGTTATGTTATCAACGCCCTGTGTTGGCATCGTAAATTCTTCAGGTATGTTAACGACATCGCTGCCAATACCAGTAAAGATTGTATCAGTGCCTAAACCACTGTAATCAAACTGTACTGTATCTGCTGCTGGAATGAAATCATTCCCAAAAGTTATAACGCTGTCGCCACCATGAATGCTGAAGGTATCTGATGCTTGATCTGCTCTATTTCTAGCACCTATGTAATGCTGGAACAGTTCTTCAAGCGTTGATGTTTCCTCATCACTATTTAGGGCTGCTACCAATGCAGTCTTTAATGCGTCCGATGCTTTTTGGTAAGCATCATACTTATGATTGTTGCCACAGGACATAATAAACTTAAGTTACTATCAGATATTATAGACTATCCTTCTACTCTTGTCAATTGCTTTTTTAACTCTTCTATCTCAAACTTAACACCCTTCTCAGATAGAAGAATCATTTTAGATAAAGTCATCTCCTTACTATAGAAGATGACTGGTTGATTTCTACAGTCTCCACTCATGCTAGAACTTCCTTACGCTTGAACCCACCTTGTTTACAAAAGTACAACTGATGATTCTCTGTGGTCACATAGTAACCATCTATATCCTTACCATCATCAGTATAACCATACGCTTTAACATGTTCCTCGATACCATCGATACGGAACTTCTTATTCTTTGAATGAAGGTAGTCATGGTATCTGGTATCTAGGTTGATCATCGTTCCTCGAAGGTAAGTTTGCGGATTTTACGCTTGCGGCGTTGTTGCTGCCATTCTAACTGATCTTCAGTCAAATGTCCAGCTTCCCTGACATTTGTATTTAAACATTTAACATTCGCTAAAGATTTCGCTGTGAATGATGTGTCATCCACTACCATTTGATTGCTACAACCACAACTTTGTGGTTTACCACTACTAGTAATTATAGTATTACACATTAGACATTGTACTCTCATTAGAAAAATACTACCTCCGTAAATCTAGTTTGTTCTTTAAAATGATTACCAACAATATTCTGGCCATGATATATCTGACCAGGAAAAACTGCCATACAATTAAACTTGGACATGATACTTAACTCAGGTCTAAATCCATCATCCATAGTCCTCCAAGGTTTTTCATGCTCAAGTTCATCACATGGATCAGATGATTCAGTTGAATATAAAACAGTACCAGCATGATCTCCTACATCTGGATTTAAATAAGTGCAACAGTTTATTATATTATCTTGATGGGGATGAAAAAACTTGTCTTCTCCTGGATGATCACTATTCAATCTAAACTGATTGTATCTTGAGAATGGTACAAGGTGATCATCAGTATTTGCTGCACCATGACCAACTTGACCACCCTCTACAGTAATACCATAAAATTCCCTTATCTTATCATAAAGATGTAACCTTGATACATCCCACCTATTGTCAACAAGATGCTGTCCATCAGCAAAATCTTTTCCATTCACAGAATCTTTTGTAACATCTTTATGAGTTTTTATCGGAGCCTGTTTAAGATATTCATAAACCCTATATGGATTTTTATATATGTCATGAATGTATAGTATTAAAATTTTTTGAAAAGGTATGATATGAACTTTCCAGGTAGAATTTACCTCAAAGTCATCCATCGTAAAGAAGTTTTCCATTACTTAAACATAAATGTATAGTTGACTCGGCGGTTTTGTTTACCACCGTACATTGCCACACCATTGGTCTTGTGAAAGTATTTAGAATCAAATAATATAATCCTATTATAATTGTATGGAATATACCTTGCCTTTGCACCACTTTCCTTTAAATACTTTCTAGCTTTCTCTTCATTAGAATTGTAATCAGACCACTCCCAATCCTCTGGTGGTTTCTTATCGTAAATAACAAGACCATTCTTAGTAGGATCCTCTGCACAATCATTGGGTGTTACCCATAGATTGACATTGATACTTGCTGGATCTGCATGAGGAGTAACACCTTCTGCATTATTATCATAAACGAATGCCCATCCTCTATCAAATTCCAAGTCATGCAATGGAGAGAATGCTACATGAATAGCATTAATAACATCAGGTAGTATTTGGAATGGAAATTTATCCCGTGTAAAATTAATAGAATGATAACCCCACTTAGAATAATCATCATCTATTTCTTTATGATTGATTGCTAAATCATGAAGATCATCCACAACAGTTTCAAAAAGATAGTCATCAATAATTACATAACCATCTCTATCAAAAGATTCTTTTACAGTATCAGTCATCTGCCTCATATTCTTTTTTACTTACTACTTTAAATGCTACAGTAAACCTATGATAACTCTTGAATGGTGTTGCTCTATGCAAAAGATTTGCATCAAACTTAACTAAACTATTAAAATATGGAGGAACTCCAATGGTCTTTCTATCAACATAGAACTCTGTCCAACCACCCTGTGCAATATCATATTCCCAAAGCATATGCTTTGGATAATATAAAAATGTTATTTGATCTGAATTCTCACAACAATCTTGATGGAAGTTTGCTAGTTCTCTAGGAGCAAAACAATTTATATACAACCTGTAACACATATAATCATCAAACAACTTGGGATACTTAACAGAGATTCCCTTATGGAAACACTCCCACATTAACTTCGCATCTTCATTCTTATGAGTGAATTTATCTTCACCCTCATTCTCGACATTAAAAATATCATGAACCACACCTGTAGGAGGTCGTGGATCTAATGAAGAATCATCAGTCTCCCCATAAGTATAGTGTGCGTTATGCACATACTCACTAACCCAATCAGATATATCTTCTGGGAAGAAGTTATCAATGGCTTCAATTTTTGGTTTCTGCATATCCTAGATACTCCAATACATGTTGTCTGATTTCCATCAATTCATTATAGCACTTCTGGTTATGAGCACACTGACGAAGTTGATGGTCTGGTTTCAATACTGATTCAATAAATAAACTTCTCGCAGATTGTTCCTTTTCTTTCTTAGCAGCAAAGGGGATTGGTAAAGGAGTGTATTCATACCCATGTTCTTGTAGGTATTCAAAGTCTTCTTTACTTAGACCTGATTCTTCTTGGTTCATAATTTTTCATGTATCAAAGAAACTTTTTCCTGTTCCATTACAACCCTGAAGACTGTAGTAAATCTATAGACATATGGAACTAAAGGTGCAAGACCTCTATGGCTTATCCAACCAGGAAAAATAACAACTCTTCCTGGTATGTAGTCATGCTCTTCCAGTATTGTACCATGCTCATCTAACATTTGAAACTGTCCACCCCATTCAGGTTTCCACTTTGTATTATTCATTACCATAACAGTATACTCATCATGATTTGTTCCGTCACAATGACTAGTACCATCCTGTCCTTGATACTGAAGATTTACATCTATCCTTCTTAAGTAAATAGGAACTTTAAATACTTCTTCTTCAAGAATTTCAAATGCATTAAAAAATTTTTCAGCTTGATCATGTAGAAGAGTGACTCTATTAAGACCTTCTCTTGCAAATATATCTACCCCCATAAGTCTATGACTCCCTTCCCTACCATGAGGAAAAGAAGTCGGGTTAGCTACATTTGTAGTATATACTGGACAATCATCTAATAATATTTCTTCCCATTCTGATAGGAAGCACATATCATATATGTCATCAATCACATGTGCGATCACGGTCTATCTTATCAAAGAATGCATCAGCGTGAATCAATTCATCAATCAAGTGAATCATCTCGCTTATATGTTTTGCTATAAATGGCTTCTCAGTTCTTGCTGCAAATGATAAAGCGTTTCTTAAATTACTTTCTGCCTCACGCATTGAATCCTCAACCTGTTCGGATAAAGCCATAGAATTAATTTCTTTTTTTTATTTAGGTGTACATATTATAAGACCCCTGACTCATAGAGTCAAGGGTCCATGTGTGTGAATTGAATTAGTAGACTAGATTAGCATGTCCCTGCATATTCTCTTGCAAGAACTGTGATCGTCTTCGCACTCGATCAAGCAATCAAAGTAGTCGTTGACTAGATTTTCCTCATCTGAGGAATCGAATTCCGTCCATTCTGCTAGTTGATTGAATGAAATCGTATTGTGTCCCGACATTTGTAACCTCCTTTTAACCTTAACCTCATAATGTAGAGAATCAGGTCATCTTGTTTTCCTTAATTCTATCATTATTTATACAATTATGTTCATTCCAGGACGGCCTACTTAACAAAAATAAATGCCTACGCACTTCTACCTACTGCCTCATAATCTGCTTGGAATAATTCCAATCCCTTATCAGTAAGGATGTGATTGTACATCTTCTCAAAGACTGTTGGTGGCATGGTAACAATGTCTGCACCATATTCAAATGCTCTACCCACAGACCTTACATCTCTTACAGATGCTGCTAGAACTTCAGTCCTTACCATATGCTCTCTGAATACCTTAGCAATATCCTTAACTAAGCATAGACCACCGAATGAATTGTCATCCACTCTACCCACAAATGGTGAAACATATGCAGCACCTGCCTTAGCAGCAAGGATTGCTTGTGCTTGTGAGAAGATAAGAGTTACATTAACTCTTACACCATTGTCAGATAGTTCTTTACAAGTTTTCAATCCTTCTGGTGTGCATGGAACCTTGACAGTACATACATCCTTATACTCAGCAGCAAGTCTGTTACCCTCAAAGGTCATATCTTCAACAACTTCCATGCTGATATCTGGTATACCTGCTATTGATAACTCACGGTACACATCTTCTGGATCCTTTCCACCTTTCCTGATAAGAGTTGGGTTAGTAGTTACACCGTCAATCAATCCAGTCTCAAAATGCTTGAGGATGGTTGGAACATCTGCAGTGTCTAAAAAGATTTTCATTTTGAATTGAATAGTAAATTAAAAGCGACAGTTTTTCTGATGTTATCAGACTTATGAATAGATACCCCATGCATCATCCAAGATGGGAACAATAATACTTGACCTCTTTTACCTTCAACGAAATAATTATTTCTGCCTAGACACAAATCTCTCCATTCTTTAGAAATTTCAGATTGATGTCTATGATGAAAGTAAAATTTAGCATCCCCTTCTTTCCAGTCAGTTAAGAAAACCACACCAGATAGATGCAGAGGAAGATGGTCATGAAGTTCTTGAAAGTATCCCTTTGAATAAGTATTCCTCCAGACCTCATGCAAACTAATATTTAAATTAGCATTTGCTTCTAGATCTTTAAAGAATAAATCCAAAGAAGGAAAAAATACATCAAGATCTAGATCCAATCTTTCCGTAGTGACTGAACAGTTAAGAGTCCATTCAAAATCTTGGTCTTTCGTAAGTGGTGCATTCTCTAAAGCATGTAATAACTCATCCTTATTAGGAGGATCTATTAATGAATGAAAAGAATGTATGAAAGTATTATGTATCATAATAATCCTTACGGTAGTATCTACCTAGGATGTTACTATTATAATAGGCAGGTGTCCCATCAGTCAAGCTCTCTGTCAGGACATTGTTAAGAAACAACTGTCTGGTCTCTTCAAAGTTCACCTTACCTGCTGTTGGTTGGGTGGCAATGATCTCTCGCTTGAATATCGAGTTCCCAAGTAACTTTCGATCTGCTTTAAGTTCGTCAGAGCTTCCATAGTATCTCTTCCAGTCACTCTCAGTCGTAACCCGTCTCTTACCACCTCTAGGTTTACGCTTTTGCCAAAAGTATTTTCTACCGATGTATTGTTTGCCTGTCTGGAGATTAGTAATCCTGTAGACAAAACCGAACTGGTCGCCAATATCATCAGTAGTGAAAGGTTTACCCTCATATAACCAGGGGTTTTCATAAATTCCATCTTCAACCATTTCATAATTTTTATATTAATGCTGGATTATTTAGATACTTTACATTCCTTTGTTGTATGAGCATAACTACCACACTTCTTACAGCAATTTTTATTCTCCCATATATGATTAATAAACTCAGCAACAATTGGTTTCTCTGAATCTGCTTTAAACTTCTTATCCTCTCCTTCTTTTTTAACCTTCTTAGCAGCCTTCTCTGCTGTCATTATAGTAGTTGCTCTTTCTCTTCTATCATCTTTGATTTTTTTAATTGCTTTCTTTCTAGAATCCAACCTTGCCTTCTTTGCTTTCTCTGCCTGAGATTGAGCAGCACTTAATCCTGCTGATTTATTAGCAGTACTAGCTTTAGGTTTTGGTTTATATCCTGGAGTATTTAATGCATTGATACCATGACCAACAACACCAGCAGCAGACTTAGCAGCAAATCCTACTGCTTTACCAGCAGCTTTACCAACTGCTTTGACTGCACTACCAACACCTTCTCTCATTTCATCAGGTACATTGTCCTCACTACCTGATACCTTAGAAGCATACTCTCTTCTCTGTAACTTTCTCTTTGCTCTAGCACCAGCATCCATTGCCTTCTGTGGTTTCTTCTCCTCCTTCTTCTTACCCAACCACCCTTCAGTCTTAAGTGCTTCCTTTTCTGTTACCTTTCTTTCTTCTCTACGCTTTAATATAGCATCCAACTTTGCCATCTTTGCTTTAGCAGATGGTTTACTTCTTCTAGAAAGTTCCTCTTTAACACCACGCTTTGCTTTATGCTCTGCAGTTCTTGCTTTCATTGCATCTAAACCAGGAGCACCCTTCTGTCCTTTCTTATCCATCCATGCTTTAGTTCTCTTCTGTATCTTCTCACCTTGTCCTGAATGAACATCACCTTCTACTAGTTCACCTTCAGGTTCATGAGACGCAACAATATCTTCACCAGCACCCTGCCTAACAGCTTGCACTTTCTTTTGCAAGACCTGCCTCTTGATCATCTTCAATCTTTTGGCTTTAGGATCTTCTTGTTCCTTTTCCTGTTCAGCAGCTTGCTCTATAAAACTTCCAAATTGTCTAGACATGGTTATAGATTATACTATACCAGACTATTTATCTTGATACTTATTGTTAAATTCTTTGAATGATGATTGACAATTAGGTGGTTCAGGATCCTTATACCCTTTAATCTTTTTCCACTTGTTATGCATTGCACCCATCATCCATGACTGAGATAAACTCTTGGGACCATTCTCAAGTAAATCAAGTTGATACCTGCTAGAGGTATAAGCTTTATACTCTTCTCTCCAGTTGGAGTCATCGTAATCAATTGCCATAATGCATGTTCCTATCTTTGTTGGATGATTTGGATAATTTAGAACCCCTAGTTCTCTTTTCTCCAGTTTGACCAGATCCTTGTGGATGTTTACCTGGTTTTTCTTTTCCTAAGTTGACAGACTTGCCTGGTTTCTTAGACTCAGTGTCATGTAACCTTGCTGGTTTGTTAGGTTTCTTTGTGATCACAGATTCTTGACCGTGCTTACGACCTAACCTCCTCATTGTCTTGCCAAACCTACGCTTAGACATCTTATCAGGTTTAGATGTAGAGTAAGATACTTCTCTACCAGTCTTTCCGTCATCGTACTTGTAGCTACCAGTGCTCTTCTTATATCCTATACCTTTCTTCTTTAGATCCTTCTCAAGACCCTTTCTCTTGGTACGATTCTTAGACTCACTGCTACCACGATCAGCAGAAATGTGACCAGTGGTCTTAGTCTTAGCCTTACTAAGTTGTCTTGCTAGTCCTCCCTCATTTAACTGAGTACATTCTAACATGAACTGTGTATATGTTTTCATACCTAGTAGACAGTTTCCTAATTGGTATTTATTTGAATA